AAAAAAAAGTAAAAAACGGGGAGAGAGACTGAGGGAGTCTAGAGTCTAGACCGGCGGTGCCCCATACGCGTACCCAATGTCACGCTTCAGGATTCACGACAAGTTTGTCGCATGATGGCAGCGGGCCCAACCGCAGGCCCACCCACGGGGGGTAGCCAGCGTCGAACACTTAATTAAACCCTTTCACATTTTTTTACCAAAACTATCGGACCTACCCCAAAGGAGACTCGAACTCCTACACCCGATCTTCGGGATGCTCACCGATTACATCATTGGGGTAGGCCCACTAGGATGCCCTACAATCGATTCGGCGGTCTAACCTAGGCTCCGTCCTCACCCAGCCATTCAAATCGATCTGGGGGGATCCTAGGGCCATTAGGAAAGACCTGCTCAACTAGGGCAGGATTTTGGGCCATGATCTGGCACAGAGAGGTCTCTAGGGTACGGATACAGGACTCTGAAAGACGCAAGCCGTATACCTCAGAGATCATCTCAAGGACTTCGTGAAGAAGAGTACTAGAAAGTAAACTTCCACTTAGTTGATCTGATATCTCAATCTTGAGTTCAGGACTAAAGTGAAACATCCCAAGTTCATCCTTGGGCATTTTAGTGAATACTACAGGGATCTTATAGGGAGCCCAGTGGATGTGCATTAGTTATCCGCAGGGGTGGGGATCTTGAGGGGAGAGGTGGGAGTCTCACGCATCTGCATAATGCTAGGAGCAACAATGGTTTGAATCAGCAGTTGAAGTAGTTGCTTCTGCATCCACGAGATGGGGGAATCTGGTTGGGACTTCAGGAAAGAAGCAGAGGGAACTCCACCATACATGGGGCCATCCCCACCACCTTCTTCCTGACCGGGACCAATAGGGGGTTCATCAGCCATGTTGTCTCCTAGTGTTTGGCGCGGTTAACAGAACGATGGACAATCCGAAGATTACTCATAGAGTTATTTCGTGGATTGCCATCCTTGTGATCAATGTCCATCTTAGAGTGTTTTCGGACCTTACCATCTCTGAGGGCCTTGCGGCGAACCTTGTTACGAGAAGCACGGTCTTTCTTGTACTTCTCAGTACCGTGATACTTCTCGTACTCTTCTTTGTAGTTTCTAGCCATTACTTGCCCTTCTTGGCAATCTTCATCAGGCCCTTCTTCTGAAGAAGTGAGGTGGCAATGGCGTAAGCCTTGGACTCTTCCATGCCCTTCTTCTTCATCGAAGACACCATCTTTTCCAGTTTCTTAGGCATTCTTGACCTTCGCTTCCTTGGTGTTGGAGACAAATTGCTTGGACTTGCCTTCTCGCTTCTTCTTCTTGGCCGTGGCTGCTCGCTGAGAAATACTCAGAGACCGGGCCTTGGCAAGAGGAAGACAACGATCAGGATTAGACTTGTCCTTGCTAGTACCGCATGCACCTGCAATCTTACCAGAAGGCGTAATACGGACCCACTTTTGAGCCCGCCACTTGGCCAATTCACCCATTCTTCTTGCCCTTCTTCTGGACCTTTAGACGCCCAAAACCGGGCTCTTTGCAGTACCTAGAGGCCCCCATGGCAGCATAAGCGGACCATTTGCCATACTTACGCATAGCCCATGCCTTGCCTTCAGGACAGATCTTGGCCATATTGGATTATCTTTGCTATAAAAAGAAATAAGTGTAGCAGTTTCTTACCAAGCCCTACAAGACCAGTACCTAGCCTTGGTCTTGGGGCCGGGGTTGTCGCAGTTGTGTCGAGCCCGGAAGTTCTTACGACGACCCGGGATGTGTTTCTTGATCTTCATGTTGGGGTCGCCAAAACGAACGATCTTGGTCTTATCCCCATCCTTGACACACACGGCTGACTTCTTAGGACCGCCGGGGGTACGGAAGGGTTTATTCAGGGACCTACCCTTGCAGGGACTTGCCATATTATCGCCTCATTACTTCCATGACTTCGGGGGGAACAATGTCCTTGAGTTCACGCATGGCCTTGGCCAGATCCTTGGACTCATGGAGGTGGTTCTTACTCCTTAGATGATCCTCGTAACACACCAGAACCGTACAGGCAGCGACCAGAAGATTATTGGTCCACTCATCCAGTTCTACATCCATGTGTTACCCCTAGGCTTTCTGCCTACAGCGTGTTGCATAAACTTTTCTAGTTCAGCATCCAAAAGGTCAGCCTTCCGGATTGCCATCTTTCGGTTGACATCTTGGGCCATTCGTTCCACCCAAAAAGCCACAGCCATGGCCAAAACATCAATTCTATCGTCATAAGCCAAGGCCCCCTTGGTCCTAGTCATACGACTCAACTGCCACATAAGGCTGTACTGAAGAGCCTTCTCGGTGGCGTACTGCTTAGTGGACTCGTAGTCATCTCGAATAACACCAAGGTCAAAAACCAGACGATGCTGATTCATAACCGGCTCTAGGGTATCTACGATCCGCCGCTCTTTCTGAACATTATGCCGGACCTCTTCGGTCGTACATGGGTAAATCTTGGCTAGATATGGCTTCAGAAGTTCAGTAAACATGCCATCGCCAAAGTTTGACTCGACAATAATCTGGTTTACAGCGTTTCGTTTGGCGATGTTAACCAGTTTAGTCATGGTTTCTTCTGCGTAACCACCCTTGAGTCCACCAGCAGCAGTGACATACAGGAAGCCATTCAACATCTTAACTACGGCATAGGCAGTTTCGTTGTCGCCTCGACCGCTGGGGTCAATAGCCATAATCCCGCCCTCATACGGAATCCACTTGCCGTGAATATCCATAGGGCCGTAATACCTGTCGCCATTGAATCCGACACACGGTATGTCTTTCACGACATTGTTCAGGTTTGCCGCCCAGATGGGTTTTTCGGGAGCATTTTCTGGGTTCAAGCCAAGAACAATAAGGTCCGCCAACTTAAGCGGATACCTATCTGCATCGCTAAGGGTGCTATCCAGCATGAACTGGAGAGCAAAGCCAGTACGACCATAGGAGGCCTCACGCTCCATAAGGTCAATGGCATTAAACCGCCTAGGATCGGTTGGGTCGCCTTCCTTGCCCTCGGCCAGTGAAGGGGCCAACTTGTTGCCAAAAGCCGTCCTAAGACGATTATCGGGGAACCGGGCAGGCCAAATACGAGTGTCGTACCCCTTCTCATGCAACCCGTGGTAGATAGACTGCTCGGTCTGCGGAGTGCCTAGATAGATCACCTCCCCTCCGGGCTTGAGGACTGCTTCAAACTCGGCTACCGAAGCCTGCAACTTCTCCCGCATCAAAAAAGTTGCTGAGTTGTTTAAACTCTCGACATCGTCAGCAATAATAAGATCGCCACGGCTACCAGTAATCTGGCTCGTAATTCCCTTAGATACCACGCTGGGAGCCTGCGACGCTGGGGCGGGGCCAACATCAAAGGCAATCTTGGAGTTACGCTGGTCTTCCCTAGGCTTAAGGTGTTGACAAATGGGGATTTCATTAATCAGCCTTAGGGTGAAAGTACTGAAATCATCCGCCCGCTGCTTTGAAGCAGACACCACCAGAACATTTAGTTTTGGGTTGTGGAGGAGTCGGAAGACGACATAGGCGCTTGTAAGCCAACTTTTTCCGACCCCACGGAAGGCTTGAACCACTCGTCGGCGTGGCCCCTTCTGGAGATATTGAGCAATATCCAACTGGATGGGAGTCGGCTCAGGGAGCCCAAGATGATCCCACGCCAAGTAGACAAAATTCCTGAAGTCTTTGAGTTTTCGCTCAAGATCGTTCACGCGGCCTCTTCATCAAAAGGCATAATTTGGGCTAGATTAAGCATGGGCTGGCTTGCAGCGGGGGCACAATCAATCCCATTATCCTTGAGAAACTGCCTAGCAACATTAAGTTCTGTTGCCGACGCAGACCCATCTTGGATCTTCTTAAGCAGTTCTTCTGCTAGAGCGTTGTGGATTTGTTCAAGAATTTTCTTGTTCATTATTGGGCCGGAATATCGTTCAAAAGAACTGCGATTGTGTCGGGGGCCAAGTCAAATGGGTAGTACACAAATTCCTTGACATGGGTGTTGATGTGCCCCGTTGAACCGTCAAAGGAACCAACCCAAATCTGAGTCAGTTCTGATCCATTAGGAAACTCTCCCGGTGAATTTAGGGTTTCCAAGTCATAGACCGTAGTCCCATCGGAAATCCGCGAGTGGTAGGTTTCCGTAATGGTGTTGTAACTAAACACCGACCTTTGGCGGTCTGGCATGTAGGTGTTGAGGTTGAAACCAAATGTCTCCGTCCCTTCAACGACAACTTGCGTACTATATCCATCGCCTTCGATGACCCACGAATCGCCGTTGACGGCATCGGGATAAACAAATGAATATCCAATACCGAAGCCCGTTGGACGCGGACCGATGTCAACAACCATTGCTCCTGTATTTGAGTTATATGGGTTTGGGCCACCATATGAGAAGTTGACGGACAACTGGTCAGCCAGCCTTGTTGCTTGATTGGCTGCGGTAGGAATGTAACTGGTCGCCTCCAACCCGACTTCCAGTTGTGCCCCCCACGCTTCAATCTGATCTCCACTGGTGACGATGCGAATTCCAACCCTTGCACTTGTGGAACTTGAGGACACGCTATAACGAGCCCATGTTGAACTGATGGTAACGGTAGACCAAGTGGTTCCGTTATTCATCGTCAATTGAATATTACCAGAGCCAGATACCCGACGAAGCCAAACACTGAACACTCGATCTGTTGAGGATCCACTGGTAACCGCTGCGGTGCTGATTACAGTTCCATTGGCAGCAGAAGATGTAACTCTTAGGGCATTATTAGAGCCGTCTGGACTTGCATTATTAGTGCTGTTTCGAGTGATATTGGTGTCAGCCCAGTTGTTGTTTGTGCCTCCTGAGGTGGCAAAAGATTGGGACCAATTGACAAGGTTGGTCGCTTGGCCCTCAATCAAAAGACCGTCAAGATCGGTTCCAGCAGCATTCCATTCCCAGCGGGGCTCATTTCGACCAATGGTCCAAGCCGTAAAAGTTCCGCTGCCTGAAATTGAAGCAATGTTAAGAACCAAAGACTGAGAAACTTCATCGTAACTCGTTACCGTTCCCGTCATGGAATTAACACCGTTATTTACCACAACCTTATTTCCGGTTGCATAGCGGCGATCAATACCAGAGGTAGCGGACAAGATAAAAGTTTTAGACCCTGTTCCAATGACATTGCTGGTTGAAGACAGGTCAATACCAGACACATGTCCAGCGTCGTTTCGGTAGGTTCCTCCGCTGCCCCTTACAAAGGACATGATGTTGGGCAACACGCCTTCATACTCAGGAGCGGTAAACTTCAGATTGATCTTTGATCCATCAATGCTGACAAGATCAGACCTAGAATAGTTGTATCCATCTGAAGTAATGTATTGAAGTTCAGCGTTGGAAAGTTTCCGTGGCCAATACTTGATCTTGGAATAACAGCAATTAGCCCCAAACAAATTCAACTTAGTCAAATTTAGTGGAGCCTCAGCATTGTTGGAAACAGAAACGGCACTTCCATTTGCAGACATAGTTAGCGGCGAAGTTATTGAGTCGTAAGTGCCCGCCATACGATGAAATTTATCGACCGTCAAATCTACAACCTGCGTTGTGGAATAATTTGCGCCGTTCGGATTTGTGGCGCTCGAACTTGAGTACCAAATGGCGCTTCCTCGACCATTTAAAATAAAAATAAATCTATTCTTCCCATCGTAACTCGTTGGGTCAACGCGAAGAGAATGTCGATTTCCTGCCCGCTTTCGTTGTGGGCCAACTTCTTGCCAGAAAGTCCCCTCAGTTGAACTAAACCACGACGAAAAAGCCGTGCCGCTCATGTTACAAATATCTTCAGACCGCGCCGTCTGTCCGCCACCCAGTGTGGGATTATGGGGGATATAAGAACTAGCCGTCATTGATGTTGCGGCTTCAACCTGCGGTCCGAACACATACATATATGTGCCGTTAGCGCCGCTGTGTCGTACCAAAAGATCTGGGTTGGTGGCTGAAGAAGCAGTTGAGGTAAAACTATAACCAATTCGATACCACCCATTCTGAAACGATTCCACAAAAACACTGGCGGCATCAAGACCCTGTCCGGTAGCACTGGAAAGAGTGCAGCCAGAACTTGTCAATGAAAAAGTAACAACAGGTGCGGCGCCTCCGGTGGTTCCCCAATCTGTACCGATGTTATATTCAATAGAAGTCGTAACATCAACATCACCTCTCTTCACAAACACAGAAACAGCCCATCCAGTTGCGCCTCCAACACTTCCGGTGATGGCCCTAAACTTAGAATAACCAACCGAATCAGTTGTCTTAACAACTTTTGCGGCAGTGTTGGTTCCCATTGGGTCCAACACCTCGTTTGTGTTTTGAGTAACCGAAGTGGTGTTACCAGCCCTAATTCCGCCGCTGGAATAATTGATTGAACTTAGTTCAACCAAAAACCCAAGACGCTGCCTTGTAATTGGGTGATGGTCAAATCGTGGTTGGTTTGCGGCGGCAACCTTGATATATCCATCGGAATCAACATAAGTTGCCGTTGTCCCTGAGCGAGTAAAAGTAAATCGAGAGGTCAATTCAGCAGCCGACATCGCCGTAAAATCAAGACTAAGCGTTGAGCCGTCATCGACTGCCCCGGGGAATGGAACAACCGTTGTACGCTTCTTGTTTCTTGATGCTACGATCTTGTTCAAAGCCATTGAATTGGACTCCTAAAGATTACTCAATCACCCAAGCATTCAGGGTCAGGCCAGAAGAGTTAAGCACCTGAAGACGAATAGACTTCACCAGCGGAACCACTCGACACCACGAATTCATGGTCCCATTCACATACGAAGTATCTCCGGGCTTCATGGTTTCAATATCAAACCAAGTCGTACCGCCATCAAGCGAACCCTGAAGATAAGCGACAACACTACTCGTAGGACTAAGCCGGGCACCGTTGTGGGTAACAATCACAGTTCCATACTGATCCGGCTGAAGGTCTGGATTAAAGGTGGACGAGGTGTAAGTTGCGGCCCCAGCAGCAGAACTAGCAAGACGAATAACAGCCATTGTTTCTCCAATTTATTAGGGTTTGTTCCAAAACAGATTTAGCAAAGCCGAGGTACCAGCACCAACACTGGCTGCTAAACCTAGGGCAAACGAACGAGAATGTTCAAGGTTCCTCAGGCGTTCATCATGGGATTTAAGTTGCTCTTCTTGAAGGCGCTGCATCTGAAGAAGCGCATCGACTTTACCTTCAAGACGGCCAAGGGCCAAGAACAATTCGTCGTTCATGGCTTACGGGGCCAGACCGCTGAGGCGGCTACGGATGATGTAGTTCAGAACGATGGACGGCTGGACATTGATGGGATCAACAACATAGTTGTTGCCAAGCCCTCCCGCTTCATCAACACCCAACTCTTCTTGGCCTCCCGTTGCACCTAGGACCTTGGAGTCAATACCAGAGCCAGCAGTGGTCACACGGTCGGCAGAACCAGTCGTGGTGTCCTTGCCGATGACGACTCGACCACGGAGGTCGGGAAGGTTGAAAGTGGTAGTTCCGTTGCCGGATCCATAAGTCGTACCCAAGACAGCCCAGAGTTGCGATTCGATGTTTCGACTCACGGCCTGACCGTTGCAGAACAGCCAACCCGTGGGGGCTGTGGCTCCTGCGTAGGGAAAGATGCAGCCAACGGGAAGCCCTTGGTCCAAACCGATATTAATATAGGCGGTGTCCAGTGAGGCTTGCATTTCAGACAGATTATTGGCCGTCTTAAGAACGCCAGTAACCATACTTGGTTGTACTTTATTAAGAGACATTTATGACTCCTTAAGACATACGCTGAATAAAAGCCAGCACAAAGAATGGAGGAAGATTTGCGTTAGTTCCAGACGAGCCAGCAGATGCAATAGATCCCGTTAGGGTATGACCATGAGCACCAGCAGACGCCGCTGTACCACTCAGAGTATGTGTGTGGGCTCCCGCAGAACTTGTCGTGGCTGAACTTTGGGTATTACCCCCTGTACCCTGCCAATATGGTGGATTGGTACTGCTGGTCGTGCCCACTCCAAGGGTTGTCGTATGGGTGTGCGCCCCATCATTTGATGTACTACCTGTTACAGTGTGCGTGTGGGCTCCAGCCGAATCTGCGGTTCCACTAAACGAGTGCGTGTGCGAAACAGCGATTGAGTCTTTATTTCCACCGGTAGACAGCGTACTTCCAGTGATGCTTTCACGCCACGCACTTGTAGAATAGGCGTTACCTCCCAAGATGAACTTATTGCGGAGATCCGGGGTTCCGTTGGATCCATCGCACAACTGCCAATTTGAGGGGATAGATGCCGAAGATCCGTTCCACATGATGATTCCACCGATTGGAATCACTCCGGGACCCGAAATAACACCCGTCGAAGTAACCGTTCCAGCCACAGTAATGTTGGACCCAAACGAAACAGCATCGCTAAACGCGGCAACATTTCGTGTGGAGCCAAAGTTCCTGACCACAATATTGCCAGTACCAGCGTCGGGGGCAGTAAAAAATGAAAGCGTAGCGGGAGCGGTAATTGTGTAGTTTGTAGTTGGACGCTGAATGACCCCATCAACCTCAACGATGAACATTACAGCATCGGTGGTAGCGGGGGCCGGGCTCAAGGTAAAGGCCGTGGTGCTTCCATTACCATTAAAAACCCACGATTGAGGGGTTGCCATGGCAGAACCGTACAAGGAAATACCATCGACATAGCCCTTAGTGGCTGCGTCGGTCAGAGCCGTAGGCGTTCCAATATTTTGAATTCGCTTCGACTCAGCGTTCCAATGCAGGCCATCCGTAGTAGGCCCAAGGGCGCCACTACCCGTATCGTTGCCTTCCTGCGTAATATGCAGCAGACCACGACCAAGGTTGTCCAGATCTTCCTCAGTAAGGACCGAGCCATTATTGAAGTTGACAATATTGCTCTGGAATCCAGAAATGGTGGACGGAGTCTCTCTCTGAATCTTGATGATCTTCCCGTTAACCGGAGCCGTCGTAAAACGAACCAGCGGATTAACCGCCGTCAGATTCTGGAAGGTGTAGCCGGTGGTCTGCAAAACATCGTCAACATAGACCTTAATAAACCCGCTACTCACCCAACCATCAATTTGGGAGAAAGAAAAGTCGGTAGTACTACCGTTTGCGGTATGAAGTTGATAACTGTTGGGCATTAGATTGGCTCCTTAGATTCAGTTCCTTGGTTGTCTTTCAGGAAGATTCCATTCAGTTGCAATTTCATCTTCCGCAATATTAAAGTACTGCTTCAAAATGGGCATATTCTGGAAGGGAGTCAGCAGTCGGGCCTTATGAAGGGTAGACCGGGTAATGTCTCGTTCAAGGTCCAGCCCTGCCTGTTTGCCCACAGTAGCCCCATAGACATCGGTAAAGAGGTCAAAAGCACGGGATGCTACGGCCTGCCCCGGGAAACCATACCAATTCAACCCGCTATACCTATAGGGCGAGAAGACGGGATCCTTGTCCACGAGGGTAGTAAACAAAGAGTCGGTTCCAAGGCTGATAAGGAAGAACTCCGAAGGCCCCGTAAAGGCTCCACGAAGGCTTCCAGCCACGGTCAGAGTCTGCTCCAGTTCATCGGCTCGTTCCTTGTTCCCTGCCGCCTTCTGAGACCGCCAATCGCTGTAATTACGACCCCATTGGATTAGACCCGTAAGCATCAGCGTGGCCGAAATCTCTTGGGCAACCTTGGCTCCACCCCCACGATTAATCCGACTGGCGTTTTGAAGCAGGAAGTTATCAATACCCTTGAGATTAAAGGTACGGAATTGGGTCAACAGACGGCCGACAAAAGTAAAGGCGTACTTATGGAAATCGCCACGGGTAGGAATGTTCTGAATTCGGGTCGTAACCATTCGATCTACAAACCCACGAAGCAGATCCATTTCAACCGCATCAAGGTTTTGTAGGCCTACGACTCTGGCTCCAAGCATCCCATCCTTTGTCTGAGCATTACGCCCAACAAAGTTAATCAGCGTTTCATACTGCTCGGGTTCCAGACCCAAGGCTCGAATCGTGGCGTTGTCTAGCCGCTTCACCCCACGAGAAACATCATAGAGGTGTTGAAGAGTAGTTGCAGCGGTCAACTGTTGCGTAAAACTTGTGATGGGGGCTAGACCACTGATGTCGGACATGATGTTTGCCGTCCCATCCAACAGCCGTTTAGTACCCCTATAAAGCATATTCCCAACGCCGCTTTCGTCATACTGGTACCGATCTCCGGTCACATCAAACAAAGCCCGGCGCAGGCGGTCAGTAGACGGGGAAAACCACGAGTCAATAAATGAAGAGAAGTTTTCAGCCGGTCGGTCAAGGTTGCGGAAGTTAGTCAACATGTCCTTGATAATGGGCATCTGCTGTACCGTTCGGCGCCACCCAAGGGTTCCGATGATTCGAGCCAACTCTCCAACAGCAGCCAACCCGAACTGACCTCCGGTTACCAAGTAACCATAAGGAAGGGCAATCCCAAGGGTCTTATCGAA